AACGAGTTGATTCGTATAAATAAAGGGACTATTGAAATATCTGCCAGAACAGATGGTTACTGGATTAATGCTGCCCAAACTAATGTAATGTATATTCCAGACTACACCCATGACTGGCGACTGGCGGGGGAGTTGCTGGAGGAGATGAAGTTTGCGTTTGTTGATCTTGTATTTGATACGGGATTAAACATATGGGACTGTTCGTGGATAGACAATGATTGCGTTCCTAATATGTTTTCTTCCCCCACCCCTCAACGTGCAATCTGTGAGGCGTGGCTGGCGTGGAAGGAGCAGGCATGACTGACCTTGACCGCATCACCGAACTTGACAGGCGCATGAAGGAGCGGTGGGTGCCGCTGTTCCAGGCGCAGCTGGAACTCATCGAAGATCTCACCGATGACCTTGACCGTGTAAAAGCGGGGAATGACACGCTGATAAAGCGGATAGGGGAGCTTGAAGCGATGCTGCGTAACGCTAATTTGCGCATCCGTGAACTGGAATCGGGCGAGAGACCACTGCCGGAGCCGGTGTTCTACAACAGGGAGGTGACGAGTGAACAAAAATAAACAAATATTTATTCCGAATATATCCGGTGAATTGCTATTAAAAATATTTACAGCGCGACTTGAAAAAATGTATCTCAATGACGTAACGGTTATTCTCGAAAACATATATGGAATTAGAGAATATTCTGCGATTTGGTCAAACCGGAAAAACTTCAACCTTTCCGAGTGCAAAATGGGCTTTTGGGCTTCCGAAGAATTTATAAAAGAGTTGGCGGAGGTAAAGAATGACCGACTTTATGGATGATTTTAGGAAGATAGTAGAAATGGCAAATAAGCCGTTTGACGAAATCGAAAGGCTTCAAGAGGAAAACGCTTGCCTTGTTTCAGAAATTGCCGAATTACGAAGATTGGCATTGATCGCCGCAGAAAACCTGAAGACCATGAAAATTGGGCATCGCTATTGCGAGGACAGCTGGTACTCGTGCCCTAAAGCAGAGGATGGCTGTTCTGACGAAAGACAGGGCGATAATTGCAATTGTGGCGCCGATTCCTTTAACGAAAAAACTGACAAGATCATTCACTTATTAGAGGGGCTGGTAGGAGGCAACAAATGACCGACCTCGAAGCCGATCTGTTATTCCAGGTGCAGGCCGCCGGATTGCCTGAGCCGAAGCAGCAGTACCGCTTTCACGGGTCGCGCCGCTGGCTGGCTGATTTCTGTTGGCCATCGCACCGCCTTATCGTTGAGGTGATGGGCGGTACATTTGCGCATATGGCGCACTCAACAGGAACTGGCATCCACCGGGATTATGAGAAATCCAACGCCGCGCAGCTGATGGGTTATACCTACCTGCAATTTGACAGGCAGATGATCGAGGACGGCTCGGCGCTGGCGACCATTCAGCAGGTGATCGGGGGTGTGAATGACTGACACGTGTTATATCTGCGAAGTTTGCCGAAAAAGGATTGGCGATATGCCAATTTTTACTATTCCAATTGTCGCGCCAGTACTATGTGATATTTGTGCCGCCAGGCTCGCTGTTCACGCGGTAAATAAGCGCGATTTACTATGGGCGATGATGAACAAGATTATTGGTTTGCTTATGGAGCCGCTATGACTGACATCTCCGTGATGCTCAATAATTTTCAGACAACGATTATTTTTATTATTGATGGACGCTGGTACAAGGTTAAATCAGATAAAAGGTATGTGAGACAGGTTATAAAAAAATATGGCGTTCTCGAATTTGAGAAATCAGACGACCTGGTTAATTGGATCAACGCCGAGGTGGTTGTAGCTGGTGATATTGGGTTAAAACCATGACCAACCTTGACCTGATGCTCAAATGGTACGCGCCTGATACCGTGACGCTCCACTGTGACGAGTGCGGGCGGGAGATGCAATCCGTTGACGGGCGCAATCGCAAGGTGCTGTGCGAAGACTGCAAGGCTGAACGGATCAGGCGGCACATGAACGCGCGCAACCGCGACAGGGGCATCACGCGCTACACCTTCGATGACCCGACCGTTGATCTTGTGTTCGCTGTTATCAAACAGGCAATCCATGACCGAGAGTGGGAATGGCGCGCGCCGCGTTTCAGCGACATGGAGACCGACATGCGCCTTGAGGACTGCGACCCGGCGGACTTCCTGCGTGATGGTGCTTCGCTGTGGCTTGAGGCGCTCGGCTTGACGCTGAGACCATCGCAGAAGCGCCAACTGGCTGAAATGGAGGAAAAATGACTGACATATCCGTGCTGGCGAAAGAGATTGACGCGCTGCACCTCAAAGAGAAAGAGCGGCGCGTGGTGACGGTTGACGGGCGCGACTATTTGCGCCTGACGTTTCACCCGGCGGAAGGGGAGACGCGGGACCGCGTGTACCTGGTGTGGGCGGAGGATTGGACGACCTACTGGAAAAGGATGGCTTGATGAGCGTACACCTATCACCGAGAGAGAAGCAAGTCATGGTACTCAAGGCGCGCGGGGCGACCGAAGAACAGATCGCCGTCAGGCTCGGATTGTCACGCGCAACGATAGCGCGGGTATCAAGGAACATCCGCGATAAATGCACCTCGTACTCGATAACACAGGCGATGTTCGTTATCACCAGCACGGGGGCGTTATCTGAAAATGATACAAAATGATGAATTGCAATTTTGACAATAAGGGTTTACGCTGTATTTAGAACAATTTTACTAAGGAGCGTGCTGATGGTTGAAGCGTTGCTGAAGTCTCGCAAGTTCTGGTTGGCCTTATTTGGCGTTGTGCAAACAATCGTATTTCATTTCATCCCGGATATTGACCCTTCGTTGTGGCAGGCGATTGACGCGCTGGTGATCGTGCTTATCTCGACCATCGCGGCTGAGGACTTCGCAGCGAAGCGCGCCGGTGGTGGTGTTGGATAGGAATCATCCTCTCCTCCTTTCCCGTCCGGCAGTCCGACACACACGGGCCCCCTCAACGGCGGTAAGCCTTTACATTTTTTGCCCTCATGGGACTGCCGGATCGGAATGAAGTAGCCTATGACATTATCCTGGACGAACATTCAAGTCCGGCTGGGCGATTTACGCGCCTGGTCGGATAATCCGCGTCTATCCACAAAGAAGCAAGCCGAAAGGCTGTTGAAATCATTTGACGAGTTCGGGCAGGTGCAGACCATCGCCGTATCGCCTGATTTGGACGTGTATGACGGGCATCAAAGATTATCCGCATTATTGACCATTCATGGCAAGGATTACACCGTTGACGCGAGGCAATCATCGCGGGCGCTGACTGACGAGGAACGGCGCAAGCTTGTGATATACCTGCATTCCGGTGCGGTTGGCTCGTGGGATTGGGACGCGCTCTCCGGCTGGAACGCGCAGGAGGTCATCGGCTGGGGCATGGATGACGCTGTGCTGAAGGACTGGAAGCGGGACGTGACGGCGCTGACGAACCTCATCGAAGCCGAGAAGCCGCCGGTTGAGGACGTTGAACCGCAGATTGACAGGGCGGAGGAGTTGCGCGAGAAGTGGGGCGTTGAAAGCGGGCAGTTGTGGCAACTTGGCGAGCATCGCCTGATTTGTGGGGATTGTACCGACAGGGCGGTAGTGGAACGGGTGATGGGGGGGGAGAAGGCGACCCTGCTATTCACCGACCCACCTTATGGTGTTTCGATAGGAGCGAAGAACCGTCTGTTAAATTCCTTCCAGAAGGCTGGAATGAATTTAACAGACATCGAGTCAGACAGCGAAACCGAAGAGAATCTTGGCGATATGCTACTGACGGCTTTCACGCTGATAAAAGGATTTCTCGCTGACGACTGCTCGGTATTCGTGTGCAGTCCGCAAGGTGGCTCGCTCGGACTGATGATGATGATGATGATGATGATGAACGCTGGTTTAGAGATAAGACACGTTCTTAACTGGGCAAAGAATAGTCCAACATTTTCTCTCGGAAGGTTGGATTACGAATACCAGCACGAGCCTATTTTATTTACGTGGGTGAAGACGCACAAGCGCTATAAGCGCGGACAATTCAATACCTCACTTTGGCATGTGGATAAACCACGTCACTCTGCTGAACACCCGACAATGAAGCCGGTGGAGTTGCCAGTGAACGCTATATTGAATCACACAGACGATGGTGATATTTGTCTGGATAACTTTCTTGGCTCCGGCACGACCCTCATCGCCTGCGAGAACTTGGGGCGGAAGTGCCGCGCAATCGAAATCTCACCGGCGTATGTGGCTGTGGCTCTCCAGCGTTGGGCTGACCTGACCGGCAAGACGCCGGAGCTTGTTACACAAGTTGAAACAGGTTGATAATGGCAAACCCGACAGGCAAGGGCGGATTCAAGCCCAGAGACCCCCGCATCAACCGCAAAGGGCGACCAAAGACCTTTGACAAACTGCGCTCGCTGGCTCAAATGATAGCGGTGGAGGACGGCATCACGACTGACGAGGCTATCCTCTCCAACGTGGAGGTGATACTGCGCGGGATGATGAAGAACGACCCGAAGCTGTTCCTTGAGATCGCATACGGCAAGGTGCCGAACCCGATTGAGCTATCAGGCAAGGACGGGAAATCGCTCATTATTGAGTGGGTAGATGCTGAAGGAGATGTTACCGATTGATGCAAGGGTGCGTTTTGCTTTGCACGAGGCGCAGAGGGAAATTCACGGATGCGATTCACGCTTCCGGGTTGTATCAGCGGGTAGGCGTTTTGGCAAAACGCGGCTCGCGGTTATGGAGTGCATTGAAGTTGCGAATAATGGCGGGCGGGCGTGGTGGGTATCACCGACCTATAAAATGTCAAATGTCGGTTGGAGACCTCTCCGGCAAATATGCTCGCGTATTCCAGGTGCGACAATTCGCAAAGTGGAGCGTGAGGTGATACTACCTGGCGGCGGCATGATAGGCGTGCGTTCAGCCGATAATCCTGATAGCCTGCGCGGTGAGGGGCTTGATTTCGTGGTGATGGACGAGGCGGCATATATTCAGCCGGAAGCGTGGAGCGAGGCGATAAGACCGGCGTTATCAGACAGGCAGGGGCGGGCTCTGTTCATCTCGACTCCGCGCGGGCGTAATTGGTTTTGGAGCGCGTACCTCAAGGGCGAATCCGAGCCCGATTGGTCAAGTTTTACGTTTCCTACCAGTGCAAACCCGTATATACCGAAGTCCGAAATAGAGGCGGCGCGGCGTGAATTGCCGGAGATCATTTTCAGACAAGAGTACCTTGCCGAGTTCGTGGATAGTGAAGGCGCGGTATTCCGGCGGGTGCACGATGCGGCAGTACTAAAACCGCTTGACGAGCCTCAAGAGGGGCGGCAGTATGTCGCGGGTGTGGATGTGGCGGCTTCCGTTGATTACACGGTTATTACGGTTATCGATACCGATAGCAAAGACGTGGTTTATCTTGATCGGTTCACGCGGGTTGATTATCCGGTATTAGAGGATAGGCTCACGGGGGTTTATCACCGCTGGAAACTTACCGGGATGGTGGTAGAAGCAAACAGCATCGGGCGGCCTGTGATAGATCACCTGGTAGAGCGCGGGTTGAGGATTATGCCGTTCACCACTACCAATGTCACGAAACACGCGATTATTACTGCGCTTATGGCAGCGTTTGAGCATGGTCAAATTAGGATAATTGACGACCCCGTTTTGATTGGGGAATTATTGAGTTATGAGAGCAAGCAAAATGCGAGCGGGTCAATATCCTACTCTGCGCCAGACGGCGGGCATGATGACTGCGTTATGTCGCTTGCTTTTGCCTGGAACGCGGTAGAAGCAGCGCAACCGCTTATCCTATTCGGAGCCTGACCATGAAACTTACAACGATAGACAAGGCTTATAAAGGACTGGTATCCATCCCGTCGTGGCAGCAGAAACTACTTTCTGACGCGGCTGATTTTACCAACACGATAGACAGCGTGCAGGCGGCGTACCAGAGCGTGCCGCTGGTTTATCGCGGGGTGAAAATGCGCTGCGATGCCATCTCAAGTGTGCCGGTGAAAATCTACAAGGGCGATAACGAGCAGGAATGGCCGTACAAGACCGCGCTCAGGCAGTTGATCTGGAACACGGAAGCTGGGTTACTCGGTGATGGTAAGGCGGTGATCCTGAAGCTTAAGAACCGCGTTCGCGTGCTTGACCTGCAATGGCTGAATCCTTTCACGGTGAATGTAACATACGACCAGGCGCGCGGGTTGTACTTCTCCCAGCACGGGCAGGCGTGGCCGGACGCGGACGTTATTTACATCAAGGAATTCTCATACAACGATGACCTGACGAGCGGGGTATCAACGGTGCAGGCGTGCTTGAATGACGCGGCGCTGATGAACTACCAGACGCGCTTTGCCTCGCGTTTCTTTGAGGCGGGTGCTATGCCGATTGTGCTGGTGAGCGCTGAGGGCACTATCAACGATGATGAAAAGGCGCGCGTACAATCGTTTTTCACAAAATTGGCGTCAGGGGTTGGCAACGCGTGGCGCTATCTGGTAACACGGACGAAACTGACGCCGGAAGTTGTTAGCCAGGACATCGACAAAATGTCAATGCCGGAGCTGTACACGCAGGCGACTAAGAACATCGCTAATGCCTTCGGTATTCCAGTCAATATGTTTATGGGTGATGACAACTACGCGAGCGCGGCGGAGCACCGGCTCGGATTCTGGCAGGACGTTATCAGGCCAAGAGCGCGGATGATCGAGGACGCTTTTAACCAGCAGCTGCTTGAAGCGCAGGGCTTGCGCATGGAATTCTCATTTGACGAAATGGACATATTCCAGGAGGATGAAGTCAAGCGCGCGGACTCGCTCAGTAAGATGGTTTCTGCCGGAATTCCGCTGGGTGACGCTATGGAGATGTTAGGCTACGATCTGCCTCAGGATAAGACCTACGCGGATTATAACGTGGTGCCGGAGCCTGAGACCATCGAAGTGCCCGCGCTGCCGGTTGAGCCGCCGCCTTTCCCGCTTGAGGATGAACTCGGCAAGTGGCAAAAGAAGGCGCTGAAGCGATTGGAAAAAGGCAAGTGTGCTGATTGCGCGTTTGAGAGCGATATTATCCCGGAAGGGATGCAGGCTGAAATCCACGAGGCGCTGAAATTATGCCGTGACGAGGACGAGATAAAACAGGTGTTCGATGGCACATATGAACACTCAGGAATGGGTGAACTGATAACCGAGCTTCGGATGGCAACAGCGCTGATGCGGGCGGAGCCGCAGGTGCTGAATGTGAGAATGGTGCAGGATGAACGCGAGGGATAACCTGATGGCCGTTATCGAGAAGGTCAAGGGCGCGGTTCGTGACCGTGACCGCTTCGAGGCTGAAATGGAGCGCAAACTTGGGCGCGCGTGGGCGGAGCAGCGCAAAGAGCTTATGCGCTTACTCGGAGACCCTCCGAACATGGCCAATGTTCCGGAATCCTACTGGAATAACGGCTATCAGGTTATCCGGCGCGCGGTTGCTTCTGTGTTTGAAGAGATTTACCTGTCTCAGGAAATGGCATTTGCAGAAGCGGCGCGGATAGGAATTGATTGGACACTTGCGAACAAGCAGGCGGCTGATTGGGCATACCGCTTCGCCGGTGAATTATCCAATACGCTGAATGACACGACCCGGAACGCGGTAGCGGATTACGTTGGTAAATTCTTTGATCGCGGTTGGACTATGGACGAACTCGCCAGCCGGATAAATGATGTGGTATTCAGCCAGGCGCGGTCAAGGGCGATTGCCATAACCGAAACCACGCGCGCAGCAACGCAGGCCGAACTTGCAACCGTGAATTACTACGAGGCGACTTACGGCGTGAAATATAAGCCGTTTTGGGAGACGGTACTAGATGACGCGGTATGTGATATTTGCGGTCCTAAACACGGCAAGGAAATCACGGACGGGGAGTACCCGCCCGCGCATGTGAATTGCCGCTGTGAGGTTAACTGGGTGATACAGTGAGCGATTTTACCGTAACCATTGACGGGGTGGAAGAATTGTCACGGCGCTTGCAGATAGAAGGCGGGCCGGGAGGCAATCCTTTACGTGACGGAATGGACGCGGCGGCTTTTGATACCGTGCAGAAGGTGCAGCTCTATCCTCCCGCGCCTAAGAATTCGAGTTATGTTAGAACAGGCGCGTTGCATGATAGCTGGACGCACGAGGTATCAGACAGCGGACTTGAAGCGAAGATCGGGAGCAAGATACCATACGCGCCTTATGTACAGGGGCGCATGAGTCAGACGTGGTATCACCGCAGGACTGGCTGGAAGTTGGCGGAGGTGGTGGTGGAGCAGAATATTGACCGCATCAAGAAGATCATCACCGGATTTATCCAGGCGAGGCTTGATGGAAAGGCGTGAATTCTGGCTGGGTATCAGGCAGGCGCTTCTCATGGCGCTTGACGCTATGGAGCGGATGCTTGAAATCTCGCCGACAACGGCGGAGATAAGAAGGATGTATAAGGGCAAGACCGACTAACTAAATAGCAAGGCAGTCCGACAGGAACGCCGCGAACTTGTGAGAGCGAAAAGCCTCATGGGTTGGCGGCGTTTCTTATTTTACGAGGTGAACTATGAAGCTGAAAATTCAAACACCACTACCAGAAGGGTTGAAGGCGGTAAAGCGTGAACCCGTGCAAGCGGTAAAACGCTTTGACGAACTCAATGAACCTGAGTACATCGTTTTGGGCGTTCCCTACGGCGGGCACCTGGACGGCAAGGACGCGGACGGGCAGTTTTTCAGCGTCAAGACCGATACCTGGCTGAATGATGAAAAAGAGATTCCTGTTACTTATTATCACGGCTTCGGGCCGGATGATAAGAACGAGTGGCAGGACGTTCCCGCTGTTATCGGCATTGCGAAGTTTGACCACGAGGACGATAGGGGCGTGTGGTTCAAGGTGAGGCTGGATGACAGCGAGCCTTTGACCGGGCGCATCACGGGGGTCAAGGCGGAGATCGTCAAGGCGAGCTCAGGCGCAATCGGGCACCTGGCGCGGTTCGGGGATGATGGCGAAATCCTGATATGGCCGCTCGGTGAACTGGCGTTATTTGACACAAACGAATGGAGAAAGCCCGCTAATGAATTAGCGGTTTTCACGGCTAAGGCTGAAATCACGGAGGCTGACGCGGAGGCGGTAACGCAAGCGGAGGCGGTTGACGAAGCTGAGCCGATTGACTTACTTATTCCAACGGAGACAAACATCATGGAAGAGACCGAAAAGAGGGACAACCCCTCTGTAGATATTGACGCGCTGTTATCGCGCTTCGCTTCACTCGAAGCGAAATTGGACAAGATCGCGGATGCACCGGCTATCAACGCCCCTGCAATCATCAAGGCTGAAAATCTTGGCGACCCCGATCCTAATAAGGCATTTATCCACTACCTGCGCTCAGGCGAGCGGGTAAAAGGGCTGAAAGCCAACGTTGCCCCTATGGGCGAATCCACCGCCGCGCAAGGCGGGTACGCTGTGCCGGATGACTTTCTCGGTACCATCGTTGAAAAACGCAACGAGTTATCCATCCCGCGCATGGCAGGCGCTACGATCATCCAGACCAACCGCGATGTGCTGAATATCCCGGTTGAGGGCACCTCACAGACCTACTTTACTCGCGGCACTGAAATCAGCGCCGTTGACGAGGACGAGCCGGGTTTGGGGCAGGTCGCCGTGACCGTGTACCCGTTCACAAAACTGGTCAAGGTTTCGGAAGATCTGTTAGAGGATAACGCCGCGAACCTGAACGCGTTCCTTGCCAACTCCTTCGGGCGTTGGTGGGCGATGACCGAGAACCGCTGCACCTTGATCGGTGACGGCTCCGGCGATCCTCAGGGTATTTTCGTTGGCGGTACTGCTGGCTTGACCTTCGATGATACCAACGGCATCGCGGCTGCCGAAATCCCGGAACTGTTTTACAAGCTGGGGCAGGGCTACCGCAACAACGCCTCATGGGTGCTGAGTGATACCACCCTCGCGTACCTGCGCGGGTTATCCTCAAGCTCTGTGTTCACCTTCGGGCCAATCGAGATCGACAGCGGCAAGATGATGGGTAAGCCGTACTTTACCTCTGCCTACGCTGCGAACTACTCTACCACCGCTTACAAGTCACTTTGTATCGGTGATTGGAGCATGTACGCGATGGTGGAGCGCAAGGGGTTGACCATCCGGCGCCTGTCAGAGCTGTATGCCGGAACACGGCAGGTTGGTATTCTCGCAACCGCGCGGTTTGGCGGCGCGGTGATGCAGGCGGAGGCCTTCCAGTACGGCACTCAGGCATAAGGAGGTTTGACATGGAAGAGTTGATGGCGTATGTCAAGCCAGTAATGGCGGTTATACCGGTTAGCGGCTCAGGGGCTGCTATTGCCGCGACCGCCGTGACAGCAGTCGGGTATAACCGCGTTTGCTTCCTGCTCTCGGTGGGGGCAATGGGAACCGGCGCTGGAATCTCCTGCCAGGTGACAGAGAGCGCGAGCTCCGGCGGTACTTATGCGACCGCCGCGACAACCGCCGCGCTTACCGCAATCACGACCACTGGCAAGAATAAGATTTACTGCATTGATGTTCACGTCAATTCAGATAAGCCTTATTTGAAACTGTACGGCACATGCGGCACTGCGGCAAGTTTGCACAGCGCGATTGCGCTCCTGTATCAGGGAAGCGGGAAACTGCACGACCCGAAATCCAGTACGATCTTCGGTCAATACCTGAGAAAGTACTAACTTGTAAAGAGACCGGGAGGGGGGCGACTCCCTCCCGGCAAAGGACTGAATGATGAAAATAAAAATCCTTGTGGAATTCAACGGGAACGTGGAAGGGAAGAGCATCCACTTCAAGCCGGGTCAAGAGCCGGACATCAACTACGATGACGCGATGATGTTCGTAAGAGGGCATTACGCCGAACTCGTAAAGCCAGCGGTCAAGGTGATCGAAAAGCCGGAGATCAAGAAGGCTGTAAAGGTGAAATAACATGGCGATAACCAACGGATATACAACGCTGCAAACGGTGAAAAACGCGCTGCTGATACCGCTTGATGAATACGATCAGGACTCATTCATCGAGGCAACCGTTGAATCCGTTAGCAGGATGATAGACGAACACACCGGCAGGCGCTTCTACTCAGGCACCGAGACGCGCTATTACAGCGCCGTCACTATTGATACCGTGTACACCGATGACCTCCTGAGCATTACAACGCTCAAAACGGACGATGATGAGGACGGCACCTTTGAGACAACCTGGAGCACAAGCGACTACCTGCTGATGCCGTTCAACGCAACCGTGAACGGGCATCCTTACACCCGCATTGAGACAAGCGGATATGGAAGTTACTCGTTTCCGGTCAATGTCAGGCGCGGCATTCAGATCGTGGGTTCTTTCGGATACTGCACAACTGCGAGCCTGCCAAAGATGATAGCGGAGGCGTGCAAGATTCAGGCAATCCGTCTATTCAAGCGCAAAGACGCGCCGTTTGGGGTGATAGCGGGCGGTGATATGCAGCAGAGCATGACCATCCCAGACATTGACCCTGACGTGAAAATGCTGCTCAGTCCATTTGTAAGGCGGGTGTAATGGCGATTCAGGATGTTATCGAGCGCATGGCCGACAAGATAGAAGCCATATCCGGTATCAAGGGCGCGTCAGATTACTTGCCGGAGCAGCTTCCGAGCGTGGATAACTGGGTCGTGATCTATCCGGGCGAGACCACGTTTATCGGCGGCGAGCCTGCCGGGTATATGACCGCGCTTTATACGGTAGTGGTGGAGCTGCACACGCCGCGCAAGAATTTACCGAATGACATTGAAAGGCTGATGCCTTATTTCAGCGCGATACCCAACGCGCTATACGATGACCTCTTTGACGGGTTGATGAACAGCACGGTATCAACCATCGGAGAGATAACCAGCGAGGGATTGGTTTCTCTCAAATACGCTGGAATTGATACGCTTGCCTTCCGTTACAGGGTAAACGGGGTCAAGCTGCAAACAGCAGTCTCATAGGAGAACAGAATTGACCGAAAAGAAAAACGTTCTCGAACAGTATCCGATTATGAACTGGGCATTTCCAAGAATCCTGGTCGCGTTTCTATTGGAGCGCTCTATTTCATACGCCGACCTCGTGTTCCCGTCTATTGTGCAAATAGCGGCGCAGGGGCCGGTGATCCTGAACATGCCATATATGCGCACGGACTTAGCGCGCAACAAGGCGGCGATTGAATTTCTAAAAACAGATTTTACGCACCTCTTGATGCTGGATATTGACCACGTGCACCCGCACGACATTATACAGCGGCTGGCGCGCTGGGTGGTTGCAGACCCTAAACAGTTTCAGGTTGTGGGTGGGCTGAACTTCCGGCGCTCAGAACCGCATGACCCTTGCGCTTACAAAAAGGGTGATGACGATTCAATGTGGACGATCGAATGGGATGAAAAGACAACGCTCATGGAAGTGGACCGGATAGGAACAGGGTCAATTCTGATAGCGCGTGAGGTGTTTGAAACCATCCCCCCGCCCTGGTTCACGAATGATTATTCTCAAGCCTGGCGTGACGCGTGGCCGGGTGAGGACATCGGCTTTTCGAAATTGTGCAACCAGTACGGCGTGCGGATATGGGTAGATTGCACGACCACCAGCCCGCATATTACACCGGCAATCGTTGACGCGGCGAGCTGGGAGCGGTGGAAGACGAACAACCCGGACGCGCTGCAAAAGGGCGAGCAGAACATGGTGGAGTACCGAAATGGTTAGCGTGATTATCGTAGGTATCAACCAGTGGGCTGAATATACCAGGCAATTGATTGCCGACCTGTGGACGCACGAGCCGGAGGTAAATATCGTTTGTGTGGATAATCACAGCGACACCCCGTACCCGGAAGCGGCGCATATTTTCAGGACTGACGAGCGCCTTTGTTATTCGGCGGCCATCAACTTCGGTGTGGAGCACGCGCCGGAGGGTTGGATTTTATCGCTCAATAATGATGTTCGCTGTGAGGGCAAGTTTGTAAAGAAGATCGAGGCGCTTGACGAGAATACGATTTACGGCAGGCAGATCATCACGGAGGACGGTTACGTTTGGCTCGGTAACTGGCTGGCGCTGTTCACAAAGGAAACATGGCGCAAGCTTGGCGGGTTTGACCCGAAGTTTGCCGCGTGCGGGTTCGAGGACGCGGATTACTGTATCAGGGGCAAGCATCTCGGCATTGATACCGAGCCGGTGGATTTACCGTTCCGGCACCTTTGGGGTAAAACGCGCTGGGCGATACCGGGTTATGAGGCGACCCGCTCTCAGAATATCAAATACCTGGAAAAGAAACTGGGCATCCGCTTAGGGCGCAGCATGAGGGTGACGCATGACTAAACTCGGAATCATCCCGGCGGCTGGCAAGGGCAAGCGCTTCGGCGGGCTGTATAAGGAGTTGTTACCATGCTCCGCCGATGAAACGCTGTTATCGAGAGCTGTTGATACGCTTGAAATGATACCGGTTGATACAACGCTGGTTATCTCAAGCCATTACAAGATAAACGCGCATTGCGCCGCGCTGAATAACCGTAATGTGAAATACGCCATTCAGAGAAGTTATGAGCGAGACGCGTGGGATGCCATAGTCGAGTCTTTTGACGTGGCGGGTGAGTGGAATTATTACATCATGCCTGACACCTGGATTATGTCGGGAATTATCAAAGAGCCCGCGCATGATTTCACGCTTGGATTATTCAATACATGGAAGCCGGAGCGCTTTGGCGTGCTGGATGACGGCGAGATCGTGGATAAAAGCACGACATTCAGCGGAGAGCGGCAGGCGTGGGGCATCCTGATATGGTCAAGGCGCGTGGTGGACTTTTGGCGCGGGCTTGACGGGAATATCGAAACACATACGCAGGCTTTCAATATGGCGATGAGGGAATTTGGTTACAACGTCTTTGAAATACCCGTCTATAAGGATATTGCCTCATTCGAGGATTACAAGGAGCTGTTGAAGCATGTTTAAGCCCTATGTGATCCCGTTGCTTGGCAGAAACTTCCACGTTGAAACGCAGGAGGCGGAGGACTGGTACAACCCTATCAAGTGGTACACGCTTCTTGAGTATGAGTGGGTTCGTGATAACGTACCGCTTGATGGTCAAAAGATATTGGAGTGCGGCGGGCATCACGGGCATTATTCGCTGGTGCTTGGCGGTAAGAATGAGTTGGTTATCGTTGAGCCTCACCCGGCAAACGCGGCGGTGATCGAAAAGAACCTGTCCGCTAATAACATCACGGCGCGGGTTGTCAGGGGAGCGGTGGACGGCAAGGGCGGGCGCAGGATGTTCACCGGAGAAACTAACGGGAGATTATCAAGTCACGGGCTGTTTGAGGTGCCGTGTTACACGCTTGACGAATTGATGCCGGACGCGGGAATCATCAAACTGGACATCGAAGGTGGAGAATACGCCATTTTACCAGGTGCTATTGATAGCATGACAAAGGCGCACACATGGATTATTGAACTTCACCCCCAATTCGGCAACCCTAACCCGATCTGCAGCGAATTCTTGAAACACGGGTATAACGCGGTCAAGGTGTGCAGGGAACACCATCAGGTAGAGCCTTACGACCCGCTGGAATACTGGGATATTCATTCAACGGTTATTTTCAGGCGGTCAATATGAACTGGCGCGACTTCTACCATAAGCACGAAGGCGAGACGGCGCTGATTATTGGCAACGGGCCGAGCCTGAAGAACGTGCCGCTTGAATTCCTGAATAAATATACCTCATTCGGCACGAACAGGATTTACCTGCTGGATGGGTTCACGCCTTCGTATTATTGCTCGGTGAATCCGCTGGTTATCGGTCAATTCCACGAGGACATTGCCAAGATAAACGCGCCGAAGTTCATACCAGCGCAATACTGCTTTGATGATACCTGCCTGCCGCTCAACAGCGCCGGGATGGTCTTATTCTCACAGGATGCAAGTGCGTGGATTTACGAGGGACATACCGTGACATTCGTTTGTATGCAGATCGCGTTTTACATGGGGTTCAAAGACCTCCTGCTCGTTGGCGTGGATCACAATTTCACGTATGATGGGCGACCGAATGAACAGCGCACGCTTGAGGGAAACGACCCTAACCACTTTCACCCGGATTACTTCAAGGGTAAGCAGTGGAATAACCCAGACCTGGCGCGGAGCGAACACGCTTATAAACTGGCGCGGGCGATGTATGAAGCGCACGGCGGGAGAATTATCAACCTCACGCCAGGCACAAAAGAGCCGGTATTCGAGAAAGGGAGCATAACCGATTATGAGTAGAGTAACCGCTGTGATCAGCGCGTACAAATGCGATAAATGGTTGGAAGGGCGCATCACGAACCTGTTAGAACAGGACGAGCACCCTAAGGTTATCGCTGTTGCTCAAGAGGAATCACGCGAGCAGCCGATCCTTGAAAAATACCCGGACGTGCTGAAAATCTACACGCTGGAAACGCCAACGGTGTACCGCGCATGGAACATCGGCATCAAGGCGGCGCGGACGGAGTACATCACTAGCGCCAACGCGGATGACAGGTTATATCCCGGCGCGCTCAAGAAAATGGCGGATGTGCTCGACAAAGAAAAGACCTACGGCATGGTTTACACCGATATTGACGTTGTAACCGAAATTGACGGGCCGGTTCGCACAGCATTCAAGTGGATGGAGGGCGGGTTGGCGGAGTTGATAAAAGGCTGTTTCTTAGGTCCGATGCCGATGTGGAGGCGCAAGCTGCATGACCGCTTCGGGTACTTTGACGAAGCCTACAAGAGCGCTGGTGATTACGATTACTGGATGCGCCTTGCGAATGGCGGGGTCAAGTTCTATCACGTGAGGGATTGGACGGCGGGGGCTTACCTCTCGCACCAGGCGAGCGTGGAAAAGCGGGAGCCGCTTCTGTCATTATGGGAGGCGAACAATATCAGGATGAAATACAGGGAGGCGGCAAATGCTCAAATACGTGGGTAACGGGTGGATTCACGGTGTACCGGCGCGTGATCTATCCGATGAAGAGGCTAAGAAGCACGGTAAAAAGCGGCTCCTGGAATCAGGGCTGTATATCGAAATCAAAGAGGCGAAAACCAGCGAGGTGAAACATGGGAAGTAAAGCACTGAGAAAGATACAGTTAGGGTTTGAAACCACAGCGGGTACGGCGGTTGCCGCCGATACCCTGTGGCGCGGATTGGGCATGATAAAAGACAACCGCGAGACGATCACGGTGGACGAGGATATTGGTTATCTCTCCGGGAAGGTTCGCAACTATTGCCCGAAGTACGAGGCGGGGCTATCCATGCCGCCCGTGCCCGCGACATTCGAGCAGTTGCCGGTGATCCTGAACGCTGGCGTCAAGAGTGTACTGACAGGCGCAACCGATACGGGCGGGAGCGGCAAGGTTTATACCTTCACATTCCCGACCACGAGCGCGAATACCATCGCAACCGCGACACTTGAAAACGGCGATGATACACAGGCTGAGGAAATGGAATACTCGTTTGTGCAATCGTTTGAGATCGCGGGCAACGGCGGAGAAGCCTTGACCATGAGCGCGGACTGGATCGGGCGCCAGGTGAGCAAAACAACGTTTACCTCAAGCGTTACCGCGCCGGCAACGGTTGAGGAAATCCTGTTCGGCAAAGGCAAGCTGTACATTGACGCGACCACCATCGGCACGACCGAGAAAAGCAGCACGCTCTTAGGTATGAGCCTTCAGGTAAATACCGGCTGGGTTGCGAAATACGCGGCCAACGGGGCGTTGTACTTCTCATGGCCACAGTCAACCAAACCCGAAATCCTGCTAAACGTCACCTTCGAGCATAACGCTACGGCGGTCACTGAAAAGGACGCGTGGAAGGCTGGAACCACAAGGCTTATCAGGGCGAAGTTCGAAGGGTCGGCGCTTACCACCGCCGGAACATTCACATATAAGACCTTGATCGTTGACCTGGCTGGGCGCTGGGAGTCCTTTGACGAAATCGGAGAAATGAACGGCAACGATATTGTCACGGGCACATTCCGGGCCGGGTATGATGCGACATCGGCAAAATTCGCGGAGATAAAAGTTGTCAACCAAACCGCAAGTTATTGATCTGAGCAAGGTCACGCAGGGGCAACTTGAAGCCTACTTTAAGGCGTTCAGGGAGTACGGCGGGAATGATGAAGCCATCGGTGTTATCGAGTACGCCGGCGCGATGGCGCGGGCCGCGGTCAAGGTTGGATGGCTGGAGCTTGATGTGGATAACGCCAACCCGCGTGACGTGCTGGAACTGCAAAGGGTCATCCAGGATTATGTCAAGGGTGTATTCGAC